TTTCCATGCGTCTTAGGCGCTTGCCCATGACTGCCTTAAACCGCTTGTAGTAGTCGATAGGCGGCTTGAACGTCTGGTTCTGCGCCATCAGCCAATCAACCTTGTCTTGCCCGATCTTTGCGATCAGCCGTGGGCGGTAGTCGTGGATGTTCCCGCCCTTGTCCTTGTTGCACGATGAGCAAGATTTGTGAATATTCCAGAGGTGGAATTGCACCGCCGACGCTGCGCCGTGGCTCCTGAAGTGCGAGCCGTGCCACTGGCCTCCCCACGTTGCCGGGAGATGGCAGGAGATGCACCCATCGTTGCGGTCCCGTAGGCGGGCGATCTTCTGCACGATCTTTCGGCACTCGTCCTCCCACTCGGAACGCTTCTTGATGGCCTCTCGCCTGGCCCGCGTCTCCTTCTTCTCCTTGGCCTTGTCTGCCTTCAGCTTTCGCATGGCGCACCGCTGGGAGCAGACGGTGGCAAAGGAACTGCGCGGGATGAACTCCCGTGGGCACATGGCGCAGACCTTGGGGCGAAGCTGGATGGACAGCATTTCAGCGGCGGAAGATGCAGGTTTTCCCGATCCACTCGCCTTGCTGCTTCATGCACTCCATCCGCTCAACGTGCGTCAGGCCGTCGCTGTAGAACAGCCCGCCGAACATCAGCGAAATGATGAGAACCACTGCGCCAATTGCCCACTTGAATTCGTCTTCCATGATTTCTCCTATTGACTAAGTTCAACGCCATTCGTGGCGCACCACATATGCAGCCACTCCACAAAATCACTTGCGTCCTGCTTGGTGAACTTGCGGGACTGCAATCCAACCTCCACCACTCCATCCCCTGTCAGGTTGGGGATAACCTTGCCCCTTGGTCGCTTCGTCTCTTTGGCGAAGGCGTCCAGCAACAATCTTTTCCAGCTCTCCGCGTCCCACTTCGACCCGAGGTGCGAGGCTTGCTCCGCGATTTCCGCGATAGCCGCGTGGTACTTTTCCTCTTGGCTGCGGGACTTCAGGGGGCGCTCCATGACTGCGTTACTCACTGAAAGGACCTCGCAAGTTCTTCGTTGTGCCACTCGATCAACAAGGTTTCGTGGAACTGCCTGCCCTGCTGTCTCGCCATCCAGATTTGCCAGCGGAACCACAGAAGAACATGGGCGTTGTGCAACTTCTGGATGTCTTCAAGAAGGCTGACCATCGCCCTGCTCCCACATCTGCAACTTCCGGGGAATCTCCGACAGTTGCGTAGCTGTCACCGATGCCTCACACCCTTGGCTGTAGAGGTAGTTCTGGATGCGGTCGGCGGCGATGTCTGTAATCGGCACCTTCACCGGCAAGGGCTTCTTGTGCTCAATGGTCAGGATCACGATGGTTTTCACTTCTTGACCTTTGGTTCGTATGGAGTGCAGTAGCCGGGCGGGATGTCGAACACGTTTGGTTCAGGAGTGCGGCGGTCAATCACATGGCCGTTTTCCTCCGCGTAGATCACCTTCCCGCCGTCAACCATCAGCTCGCGGAACTGGTCAACAATCTGGGCAATCGTTGGCATGGCGGCGCGCATGGTGTCCACGTGGCGCTTTCCACCCCAAGGGCAGTTGCGCTCCGGGCAGTTCGGCTTCGTCCAGTGGTTGCAACCGCAGCGGTTAGACATACGCCCTCGGCTTGTTCTTCTCAAAGCCGTTCTCGTGAAACTGAAGGGAGCGGTCGTCAAACCACAGGGCGATGTGCCCTTCCCAACCGTCGTCCGCGTTCCTTTGTTTGTCCAGGTAGACGATGTGATCCGGCCCGGTGTCGCCTTCCTTCAATTCGGGAAGGCGGAACACCACCGCGAAGTTGTCGGTCTGGTCAACGATGGTCCCCGACCCCCGGTTGTCCTGCTTGCCGGGTCGTTTGGACTCGTCGCCGGTCTTCTTGGCGTGGGTAATCAGGTGGATGTGGGTGGGGTGGCCGTTCTGCGTCAGTTGCCGGGCGATGTTCTGCAGCTCGCCGGTAAACCGCTTCTGGCCGTTGTAGTCATCCTCGTCCCCAATGACTTTCATCATCGAGTCAATGACGAACTGGCGAACCCCCATCACTTCGGCGCAGTAAGTGATGACCGCGTACACCCGCTCAGGAGTCACTGAACCCTGCTGGTCGTACAGCCACAGCTTGTCGGCGCAGAAGTCCAGGAACTTGGTGAGGTATTCCGGGGTAGGCTTTGCAACTCCCACAGCCTGCCGGGACAGGCGGGCCAGCGTCTTGCCGGGCATCATCTCGAACGACAGGACCAGGGCCAACTCGCCTTGCCGCAGCAGGTTCAACAGGACGAACCCGGTCAACATGGATTTGCGGTGGCCGTTGTAGCCTGACCAGATCGTCATTTCCCCGTGCCGGATGCGCCACTTGTCGCTGACCTTCTCCCACGGCAGGGTCAGGCCCTTGGACTCGACGGAGCCGTAAAACTCGTCTTCCAGGTTCTTCGCGTACTCCCGTGCTTCGCGGATTTGGGAGATATCCCGGTCACGCTGGGCCATGTAGGCTTCAAAGTCCACCGGAGGCAGGGTCAACTGCTTCTCCAGGATGGTCCTGACCATCAAGTCGCTCATAGGGCGGTCCTCACTCCGTAGGGGTCGTGGTCGTTGGCGGCGTCTGCGCCTTCCCACCGTCGGTTATTCAGGTAGACCAGTGGAGCGGGGATGTACTGCCCGCCATCCTTGGTCCACATCGGGGAGCGCTTGAGCGCGTCAACGTGCGAGCAGATCGCATCCGTCTGCGCTTCGGCCCCAGCTTTGCGCCAGACCTCCAGGCACTTCCCCCTCGCCTCTTTGCGGAGGCTTTTGGGCCATGCATCCCAAAAACGCGCGAACCCCGGAGGTGTGTTCTCTTCTTCTCTTCTCTTCTCTTCTCTGGTAACGGTTTTCGTAACGGAGGTGGCGTTACTCTCTGCGTTACTTTCGTCGTTACTTTTCCGGTGTTTTGCAACACGCTCGTTCGTAAGTGCGCGATTCTTCGCGGTTTTTCCGTTGTGGCGTTCAAAGTGGGGGATCGTCATGACGGCCCCGCTCTGACTCAACCACCCAGCGAACACCATCGCCTCCGCGAACCCGGTAACACCCGCGACACGATCCACTAACGGATAAGTAACGCCGACAGCGTTACCGTCTTCGGTGTGTGCATCGAACCAAGCCCACACCCGCAGCAGCTTGCCTACCACGGAGTCGGCGTCTATGCCGAGCATCCCCGCGATCTGCCAAACCTCCGGCTTGTCCGGCAGGTTGACGCTCATCTTCAGCCAGTCACCTGCCACAGAGGTTCCTCTCGCGTTCCATCTTCAGCACCAACTGAGGACGGTTGCCCCGCTCGATCAGGGCGTCAGCCTCTGCGAGCCAGCAGGAATCGCGCTCGCCAACGTCTGCAAAGCTGCCGGTTGTCTTCCACCTTTGATGCGCGGCCATCATGGATTCGGCGCAGTAGTTGATGTAGTCCTGTAAGGCTGTGTCGCTCATGGATGACAGCGCTTGTAGGCTTTGTCGGACGAACGGCTGAACTACGGTTGTGGAAAACTCAGGCGAGCGCGAATCCGTGTCGTCGCTGGCGTCAAGGGAAAGAACGGGGATCATGTTTTGTCTCCGGGTTAGCTCTGTTCTTCGGCGCAGGCTTGGATGGCCTTAGCGAGCATCAGGGCCATGTCCTTGGGCAGCGTGAAATCCACCTTGCCCCAGAACTTCTCCGAATCTTCTGTCTTGGCAAGCACTCGCACGTAGCCGGGGCAATCGGCAGACGGCTCGACATGCAGAGGTTCGTACTCGTCACTCCAGACGATCCGCACAACATCAATTCCAGCTTTTTCCATGTTTTGTCTCCGGGTTAGGCGGCGAAGCGGTCGCCACGGCAAAGCGGCTGCTTCAGCGTGGACGCCTTGCCCTCGTAGGTCATGTGCCGCCAGTGCCACCACTCAGCGCCATCGAAGCCGCAGTTGACGCAAACGCAGTCCTCATCCCAGCGATGCTCTCCGGCGCGCGGTGCAGCCTCGGAAAGACTCTCCGCCGTGCCGCCGGACGAGCCGGACGAGCCCAAATGATCTGAATTGGTATTCATGGTCTTCACACCCTCGGATGGTTATGAGGATCGTTGTGATCCTTCTTATGGCTAGAGCAGAAGAACCAGACAGCACCGAAAAGGAATCCAACGATGCAGGCGGTCATCCAGACGTAATCGGGGATTTCAGGCAGGGTCATACCGTCTCCTTATTTGGGCTCGTCGTGTCGGACGGCGGAGAATCTTTCATAGGCACGGGAAGCCACAGCAGGGTTTCGTCCTTGGCGTCTTCTCCAGGGTCGCGGATGGGGCGAAGGCAGTCATCACTGATGGTGTGTTCCTTCGGATCAGGGATGCCGGGCGACACCGCCTCGTAGTTCCACTCCGGCCCGCCATAAAGCTGCGACGAGGATGGATCAACCGAAATGCACTGGACGAGTGAGCCAACAAGAGCCTCTTGTCCGGGAATGTCGGTTCGGACAATCACCGCCAAATCTCCAGGCTTGCAGTTCATGCGGCCTCCAACATCTCAAGGCGGGCTTTCAGCTCGCGAATTTGCACATCCTTAGACCGCTCCACCAGGTCACGGCCAACCCGCCAGGCTTCGTACTGGATCGGTGCCAGGTTCCCGCAGAAGTCCATCAGGGCTACTCGCTTGTTTGGGGGGAAGTTCCCCCTGCCCTTGCGAATGCGGGAGAAGTGGCCCTTGTCGATTCCAAGGTGCTCCCGGATGGTTTCGTCGGAGAGGTGAGACAGGTTCATGCAGAGGTTCAACGCCTCCAGCTCAGACTTGCACGCCTTGATGAATTCCACCGGTACTTCTTGCGGACCCTTCACCAAGGCTATGAACGGCATCTCTCTTTGAGAATGGTTGTCCATGGTTGCCCTTGGTTGACTTCGGATTTGGCTAAATAAAAAGGAGACTGCAGGCTTAGCGAAACGCGGAGCCCAAACGATGATCGACAGCACCCACCACCAGCAGACCAGCAATGGCCGGATGAGCCGTGGGAGCTGCGGGAAGGGCAACGACAGCAGGCTTGGGAGCGGCAGGGCCGTCGCGGGCGATCATTGCGGCGTTGGGGTCGATGACTACCGGCGTGATCGGCGGGCGCGTGTAGGGGTTGCGCAGAAGGTCGTACATCTGCTGTGCGGTCAGCCCTGCGCCCCATTCGGCGGGCTTCTCTTCCTGCGCATCCGCGAAGTACACGGACATGGGCTGCTCGGTAATGGCGGGCTTGTTTTCCACCGGCTCGGTACTCACGAATTTGCCGTCGGTGCCGCTGGTGATGAATACGCGCTGCACGTAGCGCCGCTGAAGGGTTGCGCTCATCCACGGGTTTGCCGGGGTGGCATATTCAAAGGTGAGTTCTTCGTTCATGGTCTTCTCCGGTTGGATAAGGGGGACTACTGGGCGGTCGCCTTCTTTGCCAGCTTCAAGAGGTGCGGCCAGAACTTGCGCAGGGTGTCCACGGTCGGCCCCTGCTTGCTGGAGTTGCGGATGTTTGACAGCGTGGAAAGCGGGACGCCGGACAACTTGGCTAGCGCCTGCATGTCTCCGTGTTCCAGCGCCTTAAGCCGTTCGCGCACAGCGTCTGCGGAGGGAATTTGAGTAGCCATACCGCAAATCCTACCGCATCCGGTAGGTTCGTGCAACCGAATTCGGAGGGTGTTTCACGCTACCGTTCGTCTACCGTTTATGGAGGGGTGAGGTTTTCAGTGGACAGCAAGTCAGTGCTGTGGAAGTCCGTGTCCGCCTTAATGCTTAAGCATTACGGGAGAGAAAACCTGACCCGGTTAGCCGCAGACTGCAAGATTGGCCCCGGCAGTGCGACCAGGATTAAGGAGGGGAAGACCTCCGTTGGCTTGGACATCGTGGACAAGATCGCCAAGCACTTTCACCTGCAGCCGTGGGAGCTGCTTGTCCCAAGCTTCGACCCCGCCAACCGCCCCACCCTTCAGGCCGTCACAGAGGCCGAGCGCAAGCTATGGGAACGTCTGCGCGAGGTTGCCAAGGAAATCAAGGAGGCAGAATGATCCGCATTGCTCTTGTTTCTTTCGTCCTGGCTGGGTGCGCTGCCAGTCCGCAGCACATGGCCGCACAGTCGAACTTCGATGTGTGCCGGTTCTCCATGGGCGGTCCACATGCCGCTGTAGCCGACGCAGAGGCCCGCGCTAGGGGGTTGGACTGCACGCCCTACTACCCAGCCATCAACCAGCGCCAGGCGAACCAGAACGCGGCTACGCAGAACTTCATCCGGTCTATGCAGCAACCGGCCCCAGCCATGCGCCCTCCGGTCAACTGCACCAGCTACCGCATAGGCAACACCGTACAGACGCAGTGCAACTGATTAGACGGTAGCTGTTGTGGGGCGGAACACGGCCCCCATGATGGTTGACTGGCCGACCGGGATGGTTCTGATCCCGTAGACTAGGTAATCCAGCGACACCCCCAGCAGCGGGCCGAGTGCATACCACTCGTCAGCCTTCGGCATGGACTTGCCGCGCTCCCAAGAGGACACCGTTTGCGCCTTCAGCTCCAGGTGCACAGCAATCTCTTCTTGCGTGAACCCGCTAGCAAGGCGTGACTCCTTCAGCCGCAGCCCTATGGCCTTGCGCCTATCTTCCCTGGCTTTTTTCATTGGTAACCTCGTGACAACTACTGTACTCCTGTACAGCCAAATCCGGTAGTTCACTGGAATCCTACGCGACCTCGCGGCATCGTCCTACATACCCGAATCATCCGCTGGTGTATCTGCGCGCAGATTTGAGACGGCTCAGCCCGTCGTTCTCCACCCTATACCAAACGGTCCACTGAGCAGATTTGGGGACTGTCAGTTCTCCTAATACGGATGTACTAGCGTCCCACTACGCCGTTCATCCACTGGTGCACAAATTTGCGTTTGACCTACCGAATACGGTTGACACGCGCTCCGAATTCGGTAGACTGCGTTCTATCGGCTCTAACGAGCCAAACACTGGAGAGAAGCGAGATGAGCGAACAGCGCGTCTACAAAGTGCCAGCCCTGTTCTGGCTCGATCACGAGGATCGCAGCCCGTGTGACCGCCCCGAGCAGATGGCGGAGCTGCAAAGCATCCAGGGTCGCGTGGCTTACATCATGGCGAACGCGGAGCAGTTGGAGTGCCTGCGCAGCGATGCCGAGTTCTATGCGGGGGACAACGTGGATGACTGCAAGAGCATTCAGCGCAGCGCAAGGGCCACGCTGGAAGCGCTTGCAAAAGCCAAGAACGAAACGCGATGAACAAGCCGACCCCGTTGACCCCATCCCAGCGGTCTGCCTTGGAATTGTTAGCGCGTGGGCGCAGCCTCCGTGGCCTCGCGCATGGAGTGACGATTAACCACCTGAAGATGAAGCGGTTAATCGAGGACAGCGACACGATCACCGAAGCGGGACGCGCTGCCATCGCCAAGGCTACGGGAGCCTGACATGGCCTACCAACCCCACCCTACTGGAGATGAGATGACCAACAGCGGCTCCAAGCGCAAGCCCTGTCAGCCAGTGGTGGCCGGGGAGCGTTTCGGTCGGCTGGTTGCGGTGCGGCTCGTCTCCAGCACCGGGCCCGCCAAGTGGGATGTGCTTTGCGACTGCGGGGCATCGAAGACTATTGCTGCTCGGTCGCTCAGAAAAGGTAGCAGCCGTAGCTGCGGTTGCCTACAGCGAGAGCTGATGGCGGCGCGGAATGCAACGCATGGCCGCACCTACACGTCGATGTACACCCTGTGGGGCAGCATGTTCAACCGCTGCTGCCGGCCCACCCATGAGAGCTACCCGGCCTACGGCGGGCGTGGCATCAAGATTTGCGAGCGCTGGAAGTCTTTCGAGAACTTCCTGGCCGACATGGGTGAGCGCCCGACTCCACAGCACTCCCTTGACCGCATCGACGTAGACGGTGACTACGAACCCGGGAACGTCAGGTGGGCGACCCAGAAGGAGCAGTGCAGGAACAAGCGGACGAACCGTCTGATTGAGATCGACGGGGTGAGTCGCTGTGTATCGGAGTGGTGCGAGATCTTCGGCACCCCCGTGAGGCGAGCGTTCGGCCGTCTCCAAACAGGCTGGAATCCGATCGACGCTGTGCGGATGGCAAAGCAGCCCAGCCTGCGCCGCCACTACGGCCCCAGATAAGAAACAAAGAGGATTCCCATGCAAACCATCCTCCGCGACCAGCGCATCCCTGATTGCCTCGGAGCGCAAAAAGACAGTTCGGTCAATTTGACCGTTCCCACCGATAGGCCGGAGAGTCGCGCATCGACCGCTGGCGTGCGGGTGCTGGGCGAAGCCAACAAGGAGCCGAAGCATGGATGAGCCGATCTACACCGAAAAGCAGATGCAGGAGCGGCTGGGGCTGGCCCGTGCCGCCGCGCGTGAGAAGGCATGGCGCGACCTGATGCGCCGCTTCACCTATGCCCAGCGGAAGCACTTCGCGCACCTGCTGGCGCATGACTACACGATCACCGCCATCGAGTTCGAGGACGCCTATGGGATGCGTCCCGACCGCATGGCGGGGGCCGTGAGCCGCGAGGACGCGAGCAAGTCGCTGGCCGAAGAACGTCAGCGGCGGTGGGCCGAGAAGCAGGACGAGCCGCCGACGGCCGATGGAGGCCAGCAATGAACCTCGTCACCTTCCCTCCCCACTCCGACACCCTCGGAGCGCATGAGAACTACTCCGTACTGACAGACCAGGCAGACGAAGCCGACATCCGCCGCCGCGCCGAAGAAGACGCAGGCGTCAGGACTCGGCCAGCTCGCAAGGAGATTGCCGCTCTGGCAACGAACCTCACCGAGCAAGAGGTGTGCGCCCTGATTTCCTCTGTGATCGGGGTCATCAACAAGTGCGGCTGGAACCATACATCCGAAGCGGTTACGGCTATGGAGTACCTGCTGGACGCGCATACCACCCTTGAAAGGGCATCGCTGTGAACTGCTGCACCAACGAATGCCGGGAGGGCCGGGATTGCCCTTACCGCACCACCTGGAACGGACCTGCCCTGCTGTGGGGTGCCGTCTTCAGCTTGGCTTGCTGGTCTGCCCTTGCTCTGGTGTTGCTGTCGTGAATCGCGCCCTCTTTCCTTTGGTCCGACTGTGGAAGCTGTCCATCTATCGGTGGGCGCTCAAGGAAATCCACCCTATGCACCCGGATGTGCCCTACCTCGTCATGGAACTTCACCGCTGGGAGAACACGAAATGAACGACCTGCATTCGGCAATCATGAATCTGCGCCACAAGGCTCACGACGACTGCATGACGCCGACCGAACGCATGGGCTATGCCGCCGGACACCGTGACGCTCGCCACGCTGCTGCTGAACTGGCGTCCGAATCTGTCTCCACTCTCCAAGCACGTATCACCGAACTGGAAGAAGCACTGAGAGAGGCGGTCAGGCTTTACGCGAACTACGGCCTTGTCGCTGGAGCGATCGATGGCGAGCCGATGGCAGCTGGCAAGTGGATCAACGCTGCCCGCGCCGCACTGAAGGAGCCGAAATGAACGACGAATTCGTAGATCGCGGTCCATTGACCCACCCCGTGGAGTTGTTCTGCAGTTCCTGCCGGGATGGAGTCTGCCCCGTGCCCTACTCATGCGGAGTACCAGCCGAACAAACGAGGGGCATCAAGTCCCTGGCGGTTCTTACTGCTCTTCTTAGAACTACGAAAGGCAAAGGCAATGAAGACCGTTAATTCAGATTTGACCTCGGACTCCGTGACGGCGGAGAGTCTTGCAAAGAAGCCGGGTCGGCTGCGCTGGAAGAAGCATGAACGCGAAACCGGTCTGCGCGCTATCGGAGCTGGCCCGCGTGGCAGCGATTACACGGACGGGGTTACGAAGTACGCCACGGTTTACGCCCACAGCCACCGTCATACGGGAAAGCGCGGGTGGTGGTGGACTGCGCGCGTTAACGGCGGGTTCATCAACCACTCCGACCTTGAGGGTCTTGACGAAGCCACCGCCAAGCAGCAAGCGCAGGAATACGTAAAGGCGCAGCTCGGCAAAGCCAGCCATGACTGAAGACAAGCTGCTTGAGCTTTGCCGCGACATCGCTGGCGAACTGAAGGATGAGGACTACTTCAACCGCTGCCCGATCTGCGAAGGGTTGGGCATCGTCAACGACCAAGCCGGAACCGCCGTCCAGTGTCCGGACTGCGAAGGCGACGGATTCACCGCTATCTAGGAACGACCATGAGCGAACGCGCGCTGGCTGAATGCTTTGGAGGCGAGTGGAAGCCGCACCCTGCGAACCATTCGTATTTCTTTTCAAGAGAAGGGAATGCCGCAAGCATCACCGAGCGTGGAGGCAAGACCTACGTGAAGCTCCTGAAGGGTTGCAGATCGGGGCAGCAAGGATACCGAGCCATTTCGCACCCAATCGGCGGCGGTCGGTATGGGCGCATCTACATCCATCGCGCTGTGTGCGAACTGTTCGTAGGCGAACCGCCGTCTGCCGGGTTGGTCGTGCGTCACCTTGACTGCAACAAAGACAACAACAGGGCGAGCAACTTAGCCTGGGGAACCCACGCAGAAAACGCTCTGGACGGCGTGCGCAATGGTCGGATACGCAAGGGGCCAGATAGCCCTAACACCAGCGTCTCCCCGAATGAGGCTCTGAGCATGCGGCTGATGCGCAATAACGGATACACGTACAGAGAAATCGGCGAGGCATTCGGCGTTTCTCGCATGACGGCCACTCGCATAGTCAACCACAAGGAATGGGTATGAGCGAACTTTTGAAGATCAACGTAAGTGGGCACATAGAGTCCAAAAACGGCCTGAGTTACCTCTCCTGGGCTTGGGCGTGGTCAACGGTCCTGACCATCGACCCCGACGCCGAATGGGAGGCGAGCGAGTACAAGGCCCCTGACGGCACTGACTGGCCCTGTATGTTCCTTCCCGATGGGTCGGCCATGGTCAAGGTGTCCGTCACCATCAAGGGCAAGTCCAAGCGCGCCCTGCTGCCGGTCATGGATCACCGGAACAAGGCCATCAAGAACCCGGACGCCTTCGCGGTCAACACCGCCGTCCAGCGCTGTCTGGTCAAGGCGATTTCCATGCACGGGCTGGGCCTCTACATCTACGCCGGGGAAGACCTCCCGCCGATGGACACCGCAGCCCTGGACGAACTCCTGACTGACATCGTGGCCGCACATGAGGCCGGCAAGACGCTGGAAGCCGTGGCCCTGTGGTACGGCAGCGAAACGATCCGCATGAGCAACGAAGCCCGCGAGTACGCATGGGGACAACTGCGGGAATGGAGCGCCATCCGCTCCGCGATTAAGCAAAACAAACCTGAACTGAAGGAAGCAGCGTAATGGAAGTCTCTATCAAGTGGTTCAATGACCAATTTAATGTGCTCCTGGCATCTAAGGCCGGGGCCGAGCCATTCCTAGAGATTAAGGGATGTAGGCTCGCAAGCGGCTCCAACGGGCCCTTCGTTGGCTGGCCTGCGACCAAGAACGCGTCCACCGGGAAGTGGTGGAACCACTGCTACGCATCCGAGAAGTTCAATGCCGTTGTTCTGGAGAAAGCCCAAGCCACCCAGCAACAGGCTCCGCGCGGCGGCGGAGGCGGCAGGCAGCGCCAGGAGGATGTGGACTCCGATATACCGTTTAGCGATCCGCTCAAGGGGAAGCTGTGGGCGATCCAGTAAAGCGCTGCTTCAAGTGCCTGTCTGAGAAGCCGTTGGCCGAGTTCTACCGGCACGCTCAGATGGGAGACGGGCATCTGAACAAGTGCAAAGAATGCACCAAGCTAGATGTCAGAAAGCACCGCCAGGAGCATTGGGAGCAGGTACGCGCCTACGACCGTATGCGCGCATCCCAGCCGCACAGGGTGGCGCTTCGGAATCGAGTGATCGCGGAGTACGAGGCCAGGTTTCCAAACCGTAAGAAGGCAAACACTGCTGTTGGCAACGCCATACGGGATGGGAAGCTGAAGAAGCAGCCCTGCTGGGTTTGCGGTGAGTCTGCCGTTGCCCACCACCCGGACTACGACAGGCCGCTAGAAGTTGTGTGGCTATGCCAGCCGCACCACAAACAGACCCATGCGCTAGTGGCGAACGACGCGGACTATGAAAAGACCGCCTTCTAAGCCAGATTCTCCGCTGTCAGGAAAGGCGCTACCAAGTGAAAAAGATGGATTTTGGGGTTTGGAGGCTATGGTGAAAAGACTAGAGAACGATGGGGTGAAGGAGAACGGCAATGCTTGTTGACCCAGACGGCCTTGCGCTGGTGTGCATCGCTTGCGGTGCAATCGGCTTTCTCATTGGGTGGGTGGGTGGCGTTGTCGAAGGAGCGCAGCGCGAACGTGCCCATGGCGCGTCTCCTCTCCCCGATGATTCAGGGGGAGAACAGCCATGAAGGCAGATTTGGGAGCGGCCATCTGCACGGCGGAGAGTCACGCATCGTGACGGACGCCGAACTGCAGCGGAAGCTGGAGAAGCTCGTCGCGCTGGCGAATGAACTGGACGCCGAGGCGAAGGCGCGCTACGGCCCGGAGGGCTTTCTGTTCTATGAAGCGGGTGGCAACTTCCACATCATGGATGGTGACAGCGCGGCATTCAATCGCCGCCAGCGGCACATCCGCGCAAGCTCCCACGCTCTATGCCACATGGGAGCAGGCGCATGGTGAACGGAGCGTGACCATGCAACAACCTATGCCAGATTCTCCGCTGTCACGAAGTCCGAGCCCAAATGAAAAAGCATCTCCCCTCCCCCTTCTGACTCCCAGAGTTATCTATATAGCCTATGAGTGACAAACAGCCTTCAATTCAATGTGGGCTCGTCCTCCTTCCATTCGGAGAATCTAGCTATGAGCGCCCGTGACCGCGTAGACCTCAGTGAAATCTGGAGAGCTGAAATGCTGTCCGTCGAGGACATAGCAAAGATGTGGAAAGTAGACCGCACCTACGCTCGGGACAAGCTTACAAAGAGCGAGGGCTTCCCCTCTCCTGCCCCTGGGTCTACTCGTAGGTTTCAGAGGTGGCTGCGTTCTCAAGTTGAGGCGTTTGCGAGAGGGGAATGATTCTTTTTATCTGACCTCGGCTTTCCTGATGGCGGAGAATCTTGCCGAGGCCGCGCGAACAACGAAAGGACGATATGCGAGTAATCAAGGATGAGGGTTCACTGCCGATCAAGGCGTGGACTGACGAAATCGAGGAATCCGCGATGGCCCAACTGCGGAACCTTGCCAAGATGCCCTTTATCGCCAAGAACGGCGTAGCCGTTATGCCGGACGTTCACGCCGGGATCGGTGCGACCGTAGGCAGCGTCATCGCCAGCCATAAGGCCATCATCCCGGCTGCGGTGGGCGTGGACATCGGCTGCGGCATGAACGCCGTGCGGCTGTCCCTCAAGGCGTCGGACCTCCCGGAATCGCTCAAGGCGATGCGTGACCAGATCGAGCGGGATGTCCCTGTCGGCTTCTCCCAGCACCGCAAGGATGATGACATCGAGGCGAACTGGCGGGACGAGCTAGGAGAGCGCGGCGACCTGTGGAATAGCTGGACGGACCTGAACGCGAAGTTCCCAGCCCTCAAGACGAAGACCGAGAACGTCCTTGGGCAACTTGGCACCTTGGGCGGTGGCAATCACTTCATCGAGGTTTGCTTGGACGAGAATCAGGATGTGTGGATCATGCTGCACTCCGGTTCGCGCGGGACCGGCAACGCCATCGGGCGCTACTTCATCGAACTGGCGAAGGAGGCGTGCGAGAAGTGGCACATCAACCTGCCGGACAACGACCTCGCCTACTTCCCCGAGGGGACGACGCTGTTCGATGACTACACCACCGCTGTTCATTGGGCGCAAGAGTACGCATTCCAGAACCGCGCGGTGATGCTGGAGCGAGTGATTGCCGCCGTCCGCAAGGCCATCGGGAAGCCCTTTGAAGTGACCTCGGAGGCGATCAACTGCCACCACAACTACGTGGAGCGGGAAAGCCACTTCGGGCAGAACCTGTGGGTGACGCGCAAGGGGGCTATCCGTGCCCGTGAGGGCGATCTAGGCATCATCCCCGGCAGCATGGGCCAGCGCAGCTACATCGTGCGCGGCAAGGGCAACCCGGAGTCCTACTGCTCTTGCAGCCACGGCGCAGGCCGGGTGATGAGCCGCACGGAGGCAAAGCGCCGATTCTCACTGGCCGATCTTGTCGCCCAGACGGAGGGGGTGGAGTGCCGAAAGGACGAGGCGGTGATTGACGAAATCCCCGGAGCCTACAAGTCCATCGACGCCGTGATGGAGAACCAGCGCGATCTGGTGGAGGTCGTCCACACGCTAAAGCAGGTGCTGTGCGTTAAAGGTTGAGAGTTTCTGTGCGTAGCTCAGTCCGGTCAGAGTTCTCGGTTTGGAACCGAGGGGTCGCAGGTTCGAATCCTGCCGCACAGACCAGCTTCCCGCATTTTCCCCGCAATTTGCGGGCGATTTGCGGGGTAAGTACAGGTCCTCTCTCCGGCATTCCTATAGGGCGCGGTGTTTGTCAATACATCGCTTTCCCCTGTGATAGCCGTCAGCAACGGCATAGCCTTTCCCGCTCGCGTCCCGCAAACTTCCCGCACTCATGCGGGAGGATTCGGATGTACGTCAGACCATACGGCAAGGGCCAGTTCAGGTGCGAGGTCGAGAAGCTAGGGGTTCGGGAGTCTCAGGTGTTCGACCGCAAGGGCGATGCCGTCAAGTGGGGCAACCAGCGGGAGCTTGAGATTGAGGCCGAGAAGACCGGACGAGGGGTGACGTTCGGCCAGGTTGCGGGACGGTATTTGCGGGAAGTGACGCCCGGCAAGAAGTCTGCCACGGACTTTGAAACCCGACGGATGGGCTACTTCAAGGCGTTTTTTGGGGAGTCCACCCCGATCCTGTCCATCACCCGGAAGACCATCGCCAAGTGGCGGGACCACCGGCTACAGACGGTCACCGGGTCTACCGTGAACCGGGAAGCCAACCTCCTGTCCAACCTGTTCCGTAAAGCCCGGATGGATTGGGAGTACATCCAAAGTAATCCCATGGAGGGGATTGACTGGCCGGACGAGGAAGACCCTCGCACTGTGGTTTGGAACTGGCGGCAGATCAGAAAGGTTCTGCGGTACTGCCAAAGCTCCCAAGGCATCAAAACCCAACAGTGCGGGATAGCCTTTCACATTGCCCTGCGGACAGCCATGAGGGCTAAGGAAGTGCTCCTGGCCACCAAGCGCGGGCAGCTCGCCGTGATAGACGACAGCAAGACGACCAAGAAGGGGAAGGAAATCACCATCCCACTGACCCACCAGGGACGCAGGGTCATGGAGCGGTACGCCGGTACGCCGTGGCAGATCGAGGCCAACGAGCTGTCCGTGCTGTTCCACAAGGCTTGTCTCCAGTGCGGAGTCAGGCAGAAGCACGTAGACGGACCCACGTATCACGACTCACGCGGGACGGCGCTGACCCTGCTTGCTCGGAAGATGCCGGTGGAGAAGTTGCAGCGGATCAGTCGGCATCGGAACATCAATACGCTAATCCGCGTGTACTACCGCGCGACCAATGAGCAGATTGCAGCGAGCCTGTAGGCATCCTTAAAGGAGAAAGAGATGGAAGACCAAAACCATAAGGCAGATGTGGCAGTGCCCACCGTGACGGCGGAGAGTCTTTCCGAGGCTGCGCAGACGTTCATCATCAGTGACCCGTTTTGCGCAACCAAGGGCGGTGACATCGTTGCGCGCGGCTTCAAGACTGCGGTCAACGCTCAGAAGTGGCTGGATAAGAAGATAGCAGCCGACCCCGATGGATACGCGGGCTGCTATGTCGAGCCCGACTACCGCCGATAGATTCTCCGCCCGATCAAGCGGACGAGCCCAAGTGAAAAGGAAGGCATCCCGGTATCCTGCCTTTACCGATATTGGCAGTACAACCATCCTTACCGTTTAGCGGTAAACGGTCAACCAATGGAGAGAGAGATGGAACTACCTGAATTGCCCAATACAAAGCACGTAAGCACCTGGAAGGGTGAGCAAGACCGTTTCGACATCTACGGCTACACCGCCGATCAGATGCGAGCCTATGGAGAGCAGTGCATCCTGCTAGAGAGGGAGCGCGCGGCAAAGGTGGTGGAGGCCCTGGAAGGCGGCGGCGCTGGTGAACGATGGGCTGCGTGCAGGATTGCTGCCGAGGCCATCAGGAAAGGCTAGCGAGCCTGCATCCAGACGCCAGCTTGAGCAACCGCATAGCCCACGAACATGATCCCCACTCCCATGTTCCCCTTGGCCCACTGCTCTACACCGATCCAGATGTAGGCGACTCCGATCAGGGCTATCAGGGTGTGGCTCATAACGTATACCTACATGGAACGGGCGTTCTGTTCACTTTTACGCTCAAACGTCGATGACCTGGCCGCGAAACTCAATCCTGCCTTCAGAGTGAACCTTAACCACCTCGGGGAATAGCAGATGACCGTCAACGAACGTGAGAACGACGAAACCGCTACGCCAGTTCGTCGGGCCAGCTTCGAGGTAGTTCTCGAACTGCGGCCCCAGCGGGTCAGCGAGGGTGCCAGTGTCCACCCCGTACCGGGTTCCGTGATAGTCGTCAAATGGAGTGACCTTAAGACTATGCAGGTGCCCGGTCACGATGTTCACGCCGCTGTTCACCGTGTTGTTATGCGTAGCGTGGACGCCGCCCTTGTAGCGATGTTTGATGACCGTCCCTGGACCGTTCCAGACCGCCCAACATGGGTGCCATGCGGGGAAGTGGTCCTTGAGGGAAAAACCTTTGACGTGTTCGTATTGGGGTGCGTTGGCAGCGAGCCGGTTTTCAAACCGCGCATCGTGGTTGCCCAAGCACCAGACGAGTCGCACGTTGTGCCGGGCTTTCTTCGCCGTTTCCTCAATCTCACCTAGAGCAGCGTCACAGGCTTTCAGTTCCTCAATGATCGAAGGCGTAGAGTCCCAGCCGATCCGGGGGAACCTGCTGATACTGGCCCCGTCGAAGGCATCCCCGTTGTTGATGACGGCTTGAGGCTTCAGGTGCTCGATGCACTTCAGCAGGCCAAGGAAAGCAGTAGTCCGAATGCCAGGCCAGAAGTGGGCGTCACTAAAGGCGATGATCGTGCCATTCAGGATGCCGAGGTCTAGTCTCTGGGGGTGCTTGTGGGCTGTGTGCCGGTGGGCATGGGCTGCGGCTTGGGGACTGTCGGCGGCTAGCTGGATGCCTAGCTTCAGCTCCAACCGCCTGCGCCTGTGATGAGCGTTGCGCTCACTCACCTTTAACACGCTAGCCACCTTGGCGGCTGACTTGTGGGTCTTCCAGAGTTCAACAAACTCCGCATCCGAGCATTTTGCGACGGCCATTATTGTTTCCCGAACTGCTCTAGGAACTGGTGCAGCAGATTCCCCTGCGCATCCACTTCCTTTTCGCAATGCTCGTCTTGCCCCGTGGTGAACCGGATGGCGTGTTGGAGTTCGTGGCAGAAGGTCGCGGCCTTGACCTGGGCCGACAGGTCGGAGCGGAGACGAATCTTGGCCGTCTCGTTGTCGCAGTGCCCCATGTCGGTGATAGCGTCGGATTCCTCCACCGTCCATCGGATACCGGCGAGGGTGAAGGTCTTTGGAATCTTCATGCTAAATAGTCGTCTCGCGAAACTTGGACAGCTCCAGCATCGCCCTAGAGCCATCCTCGAAAACGACCAGGACTAGTTCCTCATTGGAGGCGAAACAACCGTAGGCAACTATCGTCCCCTTGGTGTCCAGAATCCTCGCGTTTTGGAACCTGTCCCGGAACTCCTCCGGGATGTGGGACAGCGTTTCTGCATGGGTGCACATGGATTCGTACAGCCTCAACTCCTGCGACCCGTCTGAGCTTTTCAGCATCAGTTCTGCATTGGCAGACACGGCAAAGCTGGCAGCTACTAGAGCCGCAATGATTGAACGCATGGGAAACCTCCAGAGGGGAGAGCTAGGGGAACTTGGCTTCGGACTACGTGACGGCGGAGAATCTCGGATCGGCGGTGTTGCTCTATGTAGCAACATGGGCTATAAACTACGGATGACAGGACAGGTAAGCGGCAAGACAGAACGCGCCCTAAAACTGGTGCTCAAGGGCTGGACGGCCTATGCCGCAGCCAAGAAGGAGGGCATCGCCCTATCAACCATCTACCGCGCTATCAAGCGCGAGAAGGAGAAGAAATGACCAAACCGATGGCTACCGCCCGCTTTGAGGCTGGTCGATTGCTGTGCGGTCATGTCCGCGACTATCTTGCGGTGTCCAAGCTGAAGGGCAAGGACATCAACTGGCATGAGGGCTCTGGCTGGATCAGCCGCACCTTCACCATCCACGGCCCACAGGACGATGTACTGCCCGTCTATCGCGGGCTTGTGCGCTGGGCGGAAGACCTTGAGCGGCTGGAAGACTCGCAGGGTAATCTCGGATAGGCGGGCTTCTATAGAAGCGAGCTACCGCTTAAAATCGAACAGTGGTGAATGCGTAGGCTGATACGCAAAGGGTGGGCCTTCTGGTCAGTCCGCACCAAGGGGCTCCAACTGGGATTCGCCACCCAGTGCCGCACCACGCGATGCGGAGTGCCTTGGAATATTCTGTGGAGGCGGGCAGAAAGCCGGAGATCAGCACCGGCCACCACACCTTATTTAGGCCACGCTTCCCTAAGCGTCTTCACTTCGGAAGCAGCTCGATCAGCTTCTTCTGCCAAGCCTCGATATTCAGCCGTGCAGCTTCCGAGTACGTCTGCGAGTGCTCTGACAGCGTTGTCGGCGGCGGCTCTGGATTCCTCGGAGTAACGTCGGAGGGCGTCGATGGTGTCGCGCATCCCGTCAGCAGCCAGACGAGCACGCTCAGCATCGCGCCGTAGAACAGCAGTTCTCCCCACGGCAGCTCTTGCAGCTTCGTCCACCCTCGACTGGCGGAGCGTTTCCAGTTTGCGGGCGTCAGCGTTTGCTTCAGCCACTGCCACAGTCCATTCGTTCCGTACATTCTGTTTGCCCTTACGGTATGCGGTGAAGTGAGAGAAGGCCAAGCCACCAGCCACGATCAGTGCAGCCCACAGCCGCCAATTGAGTAGGAGGGTCACGACATCACCTGTTGTCTAGCCTGCTCATGGAAGGCGTCCCAAGTCTCACGGTGGGGTTTCCCAGGGTTCCAGCAGCGCAAATAGCACTGCCACGCTTCCTCATGGCTTGCGTCTACCTTGGGCAGCGGTCGAGGGTCCGCCCACAACAGCAGGCGTGACCAAGCAGCAGCCAGAACATCGTCCGTCTCGATGGCCGCATGGATGGCGTGCGAGTTGAACTCAACTCCACGCTCCTTACACAGCATCTGCGCTAGGTCGCGAGTGACTACGTTGGTCATCACGCACAGCACTCCGCCCGTGCGTTCGTGCTGCCAATACGACTTGGCCGGGCCTTTGATGTACGGCTTGCCCTTGACGATCTGGTAGCGGTAGAGGAAGCGGGATTCCTGCAGGCCAGCACTTAGCAGCATCACCCTTGCCGCATCGGAATCCATCTTTGCCGGTAGCAGCTCCAAGGCGGGGTTGATCGCCTTGTGGATGATGGCGTCGAGAAGGATCACGCCTTGTCCTGCTGGATCAGCCTACCAACCATCCCAAGCACCAGAAGGGCGACAGCGATACCCACCACCGCCCACACAGGCAGCGCGTCCTGAAACTTGGAGGGAAGCACCGCCCACGTTCCGAGGAATGCGATGTTGATCGCGGGAATCTGGATGGAGAGCCACTTACGGGCCTTGCGCCAGTCAGTAACGAGTTTCATGCCTTGTCCGCCTTCCTGTCGATCTTGTTTTCGATCCTGTCCAGCACATCCCGAATCTCACGAACCGCGTCCTTGAAGTCATGTTTCGTTATGTAGTCCCGCGCCAATTCCTCCCGGAGTCGGGAGAGGTCTGTGCGTAACTCTTTGACAGCCCCCCACAGCTCGCGGGCAAACCAGCCCATGACAGCAAGCGAGGCTCCCGCCCCCACGTTGATGACGGTTTGAAAATCCATGGGGGAAGCCTCAATCTCCGGTGTTTGCGCGTTCGCGCTGGTAGGAGCTTTGGCAGTGGTGATGCCCTAGCCCGAGAAGTAGCCAGAGGCCGTCAATACGATCCCTCCAGAATGTGTCGCCCGTCTCCTGCGCTACCTTCCACGAATAGGCAGAAAACGTCATGCCACAAGGCCCCCATCTGCGGCACAGGGATACATAGAACTTCCGCATAGGGCCTCGCACAAAAGAAAACCCGCCAAAAGGACGGGTTGCGTTGAATCTCGGTGGCTATTAAGCTCAGCCACCCAAGGGAGAAACCATGATCCGAGCAGCGGTCTTGTGCGCCTTAATCGCCGGTTGCGGTGGCGGGGATGATCCCGACCCCTCCATAGAAGCATCGAGACGCGCTGCCATGGAATCCGCAGAGGAAACCTGCTCCACCCGTACCGGGCTTGGTCACATCTACATCAAGGAGCGCCAGAGATTCCACCCTGACGGCTCCTTCCGTGACCTTTCCATCCTCTGCCAGTGCGGGGATGGTTACTTGTTCTGGGCTAAGGGGTAAGATGCCCTGATGGACTACATCGAGTTCAAGATGTGGAAGGCCCTGGCAATCATCGCCCTGGCCTTCCTTGCCGGACTATTCGGCTTTATTGGCCCGCGAGAAGGGGAAGGCCGCGATAAGCGCCCTGACTGAGCAGACCCATGGGGGCGGCTTCGTCCAGTAGCGCCGTTCCATTGCCAAGCAACCCACGCTGCGCGCCCTTGGAGAACATATAGGCGCGGGCCAATGGCGGGAGTGCGTAGTTCGTCGCACCAAGGGCCACACCAGCCGGACCCATCGCAGCAGCACCCAGCCCGCCAGTAAGCATCGAACCCATCGGCTTCAAAGCATTGACGCCAGGCGAGCCGATCAGGTGCGGAGGTTGGGCGGCTTTGTTGAAGGTGTTGCCGAACTGCGCAACCGTCTTCAGATCGCCAGACAGAGGCTTCCCCTTCTGCAACTCCCGAGCCAAAGCGCGAGCGTCCACAGTACCCGCACCTTCCCTCAAGCCCTTCTCCACAGTGAAGCTCTTGGCGATGTTCTGCCGAGCAGCACGGTAAGCGCCCAATAGGTCTTTCTGACCAGCAGCGCCCAGAGCGTCGTCAATCGCTCCCTCGTAGGCCGAAGCCAGAGACTTGTAGGTCTTACCCAGGGCCTTGTCACCCTTGCCGAAGGCTTCGTCCGCACTCTCCCGAAGTACCCGGATGGCGTCCACCGCGTCCCCAGAATCGAACGCTGCGGACTTGTGGGCGTTGACCAGATCCGTGATCTGCGCCTTTTCCTTGCCGAGCGCTGGGATGGTCCCTTTGCCGGTGAAGTTCTTGACGATATCGTCTAGCGAGTCGTTGAACTTCTGCCCAGCAGGAATCGTGCCGAAGTTGCGGACAGGCTCATACCCGGCCTGATGCTGGACTCCACGGTATGCAGCCATCGCTTCTTTGGTAAGCGGAGCATCGGGAGCCATCCCGAGAGACTTGCGGACAAGGGAGTTCGTCACTTCCTGGTTCTGCGTCGATGCCATTTGGGCAGTCTCAAACTTTCCCGACAGGGATTCCACCGTCCGGTTGCGGAAGGACGGATTCACCTGAGACGGGGGGATAAGATACCCAGCATCCATCGCCTTGCGGGCGGTGTCGAGCATTTCCGGGGTTGCGTTGGGACTGCTGCCACGAAGGTAGCGCCCTGCACTTCCGGCCATCTGCGTAGCGCCAGGCAAAACACCACCGATCATCGCGCCGGTCCCGGCATCTGACGGGTTCACCAGTCCAGCGGTAGCTCCGCCCACCGTCGCACCAGTCCCGAGGCGAGCCACAGTCCCGGCACCCGTACCGGCCAACTCTCCGACACGGAAACCGCCCGTTTGCAGGCCCCTAGCGACCCCTTCTAGGATGGGTTCGATCCCCGCGCCATACCGGGAGGCGGCAAGAGCTTGGAAGGGTTTCGCGATGGCTCCGCCGATGCCAGCGGTCCCGGCAATCTCCGCGCCGAGCTTGCCGCCCTTATAGGCCAGAGAGTCCGTGTCGGCACCCATTGAGCCTAGCGCTTGATCCATCATCGCGCGACGGTCGTTCCTGCCGATGTAGTCGTTCTGCACGCCGACTGCACGCGCGGCAGCATCCACCGGCATCATCAGGGTTGCACCGATGGACCCGGCCCCACGGACAGCACCAGCGGCGACGTTGCCAACCTGCTGCTTTACCTTGTCCGTGAAAGACGTTTCAGGCGGCAGGATTTCATACCGGCCTTCAGGTTCCAGGATTTCGTAGGGCATTTACTTCTCCGGCATCCAAGACATGCCGTTAAAAACCAGCGTCTTCCCGGTCACGGTGTCCCGAGCCCGCGCACCTTTAGGGGCGGTCTTCGGGAGCGTGTTGACAAGATTCGCCTTGGGAGCCTCAAAGCTGGACGTAGCGCCACCCTGGCCGCCCTGCGCTTGGCTAACCACATTGCGCCAGTTGGTGTAGTGTTTCTCGATCTTCTCCAGCGCCTGATTGAGTTGAGACGGGCTCTGCATCTGGTCGAGAGAGGCAACGGTTGATTGCAGGGCAACCAATTCCTGCACAGCCACAGCACCCAACGCGCCGCCAGTAGGCGACTCTTGCCGCATCTGCTGGAGGCGATCAAAGCCGAGGTTTGCTTTGACGGTCTGGAGCTTGTTCGACAAGTCGCGCGCTTCCGTCGCAGGGACGTTCGCAAGAATGCCGCCAACGCCAGCGGTGTTCATTCCTACCATCTTCTTGGCGTCTCGCACCTCCTGAAGCACGGAATCCGCCTGCGCAACGGCGCTCTTCTGGCGAATCGCATCCTTCTCGGCTTCTTTGGACGCCTTTGTCTCAATGGGTTGGCCGTTCTGCGTAGCAGCCTTGAACTCGCCGGTTTGCATGTTCACCAAGCCGCCGCGAGTAGCGTCGTACTGCCATTTCCCGGCGCTTGCCGTTTCCCGCGCCCGTGCATCCGCCAAGTCCTGACCGCGCTTGGTCAGGCCGTGATTGGCCCAGCCCAGCGCGTTGGAGGCTTTCGCTTCCGGCGACATACCCATTGGCAGGGACATGCCAGCACGCGGGATGACAGCGGCTTGACGGTCGCCGAGGTTGACCAGTTGCGCAGCTTCAAACTCGGTCATGGGCTTACCCACCGGTTGGCCGAACTTGTCGAGTTGCTGCACCATCTTTTCCCCGTTGGGGCCTGGCACATTGACAAGGCGAGCGACCTCCTGGCGACCGATGCTGTCGATAGCCGCGTACTTCTGAATCATGTCGGGGTGCATACCCATCAGCGCAGCCCGGTGGGCATCAAAGCGGCCACCACCTTGCGGCTGCATCTGTGGCTGCATCTGCGGAGCCTGCATCGGAGCTTGCATGGGCTCCATTGGAGACTCGCCCTGCCCCTCAGGCATCGGCATGGCCTGCGGCATCCGCTGGGGCATGGCTTGCGGCATTCCTTGGCCTTGCGGCTGACCGCCAGGAGGTTGCATCCCGTACAGGCTAGGCAGGGCTTGCTGAATTGCGCGTTGGCGCTCAATTTCAGCTTGTTCCTGCGCGGCCTTCTGCTGGCGTGCTTGTGCCTCCGCCTGCATGTTCTGAATCTGCATGGCGCGGTATTGGGCTTCCTGCTGCAACTGCTTGGACTTGACGCCAGCGTCCCCAGCAGCGAGCAACCCGCCGCCGAAGTCGCCTTTCACCATGTGCCCAAAAAGGGCCATGTTCTGCGCGTAGCGGGGATCGTCCGTGCTGGACGCAAAGACTTGATCGAGCAGGCCCATTACCACCACCCCCCAGCGTTACCCATCTGGTAGATACCAGCCGCACCACCCAGAGCACCCATCCACCCGCCACCGGAGCTAGAAGTGTTCGTGGTCGTGCCGTTGCCTGCGAACTTCGCGTAAACGTCCGAAGCGTTTTGCATGGGCAGCCATTGGGTTTGCAACCCCTGCGTAATCAGCCCAGACCCCAGACCAGCCGTGGCGAGGTCTTGACCTCGTTGCGAGGTATAGAAATTCTGATCCCCCTGATACTGCTGCAGGCCACGGTCCATGCCTTGGTTGTAGTTCTGCAGGTCTTGACCACGCATCGTGATGTCCTGGCCGCGCTGACCAACAAAGGAGTTCGTATCAATGCCGTACTTCTGCATATTCCGGTTCGCGTCGTTCTCATACGCGGACCCGTACATATCGGCGAGGTTGGAGGACAAGTAGTTGGAGGCTTGCCCCAGCGCAGTACCTTGCGCGACACCTTGACGCGACCCACCCAGCCCACCGGAGGCGACAGAGTTACCCTGAATGCCTAGCAGGTTCTGTCCCAACATCTGGTTGGTCTGGTTCATGATCCCCTGGCCCTGCTGCTGCAGCCAAGGGTTAGACGGAGCCGTGGAGTTGAGTCGCGGACCCATGCCGTAACCAGTGCCCTTGTCCGGGGCAATGGGACCGGTAGGCATCCCCATGCGTTCCATCCCGTAGCCAGTCCCCTTGTCAGGAGCGAACGGGCCGCCGTAGTTACTACCGCCCATGCCGAAGGAGTTGCCCGCCACGTTGGAGGTGGGCATGGCCGGGCCTTGCGGCATCTGTACTTGGTTGAACCCGTTGCCAGCGATGGGACTACCCAGAAGCCCGCTGCCCTGGTTGAACATCTGCTGCCCAAGGGAGATTGCCGGGCCTTGGCGTTGGGCGGGCGTCTTCTGGCCTGGGGTGGGACCAGTCGGCTTGTTGGGGGTGATGATTGCCATATTTACTCCGGCGCTGTCGCAGCGTTAGGGGTTGATTTCAGAGAAGACCGCGCTTGGCTTTCTTCTTGTCGGTCTTTTTGTTGACGGTCCTCAGAAGACCTTGATTCAGCATTCCGGGGTTGCTCAGTTGCTGATTCATCAACCACTGAGACTGAGGAATCAAGCCGCCTTGACCGTACACCGGACCCTGCAGCCACTCAGGCAACTCCTTGGTGGAGGTGGTGGTTTGTTCCTGCCCCTCCGACCCACCCAGAGCACCGAGCAGGGGAAGTGCGATCTTCATGATGTCGGAGGTAGCCACAGACCCCAGGCCGGGGATGTTCACCGAGCCACCGAACATCCCGCCAGAGCCACCAGCACTAGAGCCGGAGCCGAACATGCTTCCCGTGCCCGTAGAACCGTAGCCAGAGGCCGTAGGAGCGCCCACACCCTGAAGCGGAACCGTCCCATACCCACCGGCAGCACCACCGGCAGCACCGTCCCACGAACCCACACCGGACTGGACACCTTCGCCCAGGAAAGCACCGTCCCCCCCGGTCGCGCCGACAGTGCCAACCCCGGCACCGCCAGCCGCTGCAGCGTTCGCACCAGCAGCGCCAGCCGTACCAGCGTTCACGCCGAAGTTCCCTGAAGCGGCCAGCGCACCCTCGCCCATGGTCGCGCCAGTGCCTACAGCAGAAGTGCCGGTAGTAGCAGGGGCCATGTACGCACCCAGACCAGCAGCGGCCATCGAGGCAAGGACCGTCAACTGCCACCGATCCCACGACTTGTCGCCCAGAGTGCTGGGGACGTTACCCCCGACGTAATCGCCTTTCCTGTCGAAGATGTCGAAGCCTTGGCCGTTGTACGCCCCCAAGTCGCCATCCCAATCGGGGCGGTACGCAGTGGCGGAGTACGCCATCTCTCCTGGCTTTCGACCAGCACCATCCACCGCGCCGCCGAACATGAAGTCGTACTTACTGGACGCTCCTGCTTCTTGATCGACAGGGCCGCCACGGTAGTAGTTCCCGCCAACCATGTACTTCTTGCCGTCATCGCCCATGTACGTGTACGTCTTCATGGCGTCGTACAGCTTCTGAGACTCGGCCCCGTGAGGGTCGCCGTTGTCCATCCAGGTTCTGGACGGATCAACACCGTTTTTGTTGATGTCGTTGATGTACGCGACCTGCTCCGGGGTCAGTTGCTGACCCGTCTGCATATCCCGCCACTTGTCCTTATTGCCCCAGAAGTCGCCAATCCCTTGGTTGTACGGGTTCTGATGGTTGAGCCCGTCGGACGTGTAGAGCTTGCTGGGGTCGAATTGGTAGGGGTCTGCCATGTTTTCCTCTTGATTAGCCAATGAATACCCAAGCGGTATTGCTTCCGTTCCTGCGGTACATCCCAGACCCAGAGCCAGGGTCCCAATTCGTCCCGTCAGCGATTACTGTCATGTGCGCATAAACCTTGTCTGGCTCCGCTCTACGCACCTGGTATCTAACGCTCATGAATCCGCTGTTGATCGCGTTGTAGATGTCCTGGATGACCTGTTCCACCGCTCTAGCGTCGTACTCCGCAGGTAGCTTTCTCGGCTTCTCAAACAGGCTCACCGCTTGCCTCCAGTGGTGAAGTCCAGATCAGCGGAGCGGACGCGGACTTGGTAGTACGGGAAGCTCGATGGGGCTGCGGAGGTCGTGATGGAGAGCTTCACCGCCAAGTACCGTCCACCCGTTGCGCGAGCGTTGCAGTAGTCCGTGGTGCCGGGGGTGTAGGTCACTCCCGTGGCGTAGGTCGGGGCCGTGTCGGTGAACTTGTGCGAGCCGTGGGAGACGGTGTAAGCCACCGTGTAGCCGGTCACGGTGTCAATCAACCACCTGGACCGCTGGAGGTTCTTGAATGTGTCCGCGCTGCCTGCGTCGATGCCTTTGCGCTCGATGTAGTAGCTTGTGATCGTGGTTGCGTTGTCATCAAGAATGACCAACCCAGCCGAAGAAGACCCGCCAGTGGAGTAGAGCTTGAGGTTATCTTCAGTGTTGGAGCGGACGGAGATGGCGTCGTTCTTGTTAGACACCGACACCTTGCCCCAAGTGTCGTCTACCCAATTCCAGATCAGGGCGTCACTTGACTGGAATCCAGCCGCTACGGGCGGGTCGATATAGCCAATCCAGACCTCGTTTTGGCGAGCATGGGCGACAACCCACGAAATGCTGACAGCCTCCCCGCTACCCGACGTTCTTCCTCGACCGAGGATGTTCTGGACCTTCCCGATGGAAATGTCCTTCGTGACCCCACCAGAGTGGACGCGAATGTGCCTGTCCCGATCCACGAACACATGCCCACCGGGGAAGTCAGCCACCATCCGAGCGGCATACAGCCCCTCGTCTCCGGGGAGTTTGGTGAACTGGAATACATCGTTACCGCCGATGTACCGCATCACCAACCTACCCTTGGTGCCGTAGACGATCAGGTCATCCCCAAGGGGTTGAGCCCAGACCATCTCGCCAATCTCAGGCTTGTCCACATCACCGGCCTGGTTCGTCAGGGACGCGGTAAACCCGTTGTGCGGGACGGTTCCAGGCTCCGACGCATTGCTCCAGCAGATGCGGAACGGGTATTCGACAGAGCTGATCGTCGGGGCCAGTTGGACGATGTAGTTGCCGAACGGGACCGAGACGCGGGCAGTGTACGAGCCCACCACCTTGCGGATCGGGATAGAGGTATCCCCACCCCAGTAGTAGCACCCGCCCGTAGTGGAATTGAGGATCAGAACCCCGCTCAACTCACCGCCGCGCGTGACGCTGACATGGTTGTCGGCGGCCACAGAGTACATCCCGAAAGCGGTAGCAGGGCTAGTAGCGGGGGCAGATGCGACCGTGTAGGTAAAGACCGTCGCACTGGTAACGGTGATCGCTACAGATTCTGCGTTGTATGTCGATGGAGTGAATCCCCACGCAGAGATGATGTCACCAGTGGTCCGGTTGTGGGCGACCGCCGTGGTGATCGTGACCGTAGTTCCTGCAGCCGTGGCGTTGGAGATGACCCGGCCTTCGGTCTTGCGGGTGATCGCGGTCGGAGTGGTCGAACCACCAACCGTGTAGACCTCCGTAGCGTCGTCGGTCGAGCAGACAATGTAGGTGTTCGTTGAGGTGTAGAGCTGCGCCAGGTCACCACCCGTATTCCCGGTGAAGGACACTCCGGTGGAAGTCGTCCCGCCCACAAGCTCCGCAAACCCGCCACGAAAGCGGAACCCGGAGCAGTCGGTGACGAACCCATCCGCAGCCTCAGACCCTAGTGCGTCGGTGAGGCCCTGACCGAACGTGACTTTCATCGCGGACGGACCTGCAGGGGACCGGCGTACTTGCGGTCCTCGTTGTTCTGATTGATCCGGTCACAAGCCGCGTTGAACAGAAGCCCGAACTTCTGAGCTTTCGCATCGTCTTCCGTCAAGATGCAGGCGTGCATGGCCGAGCCATACAGGTACGCATCAGGGAAGTTGGTAAGGATTGTGTTGGTGGCGTTGGACCCAGACAAGACGGTGAAGCGAATAGCTCCCGTGATGACGATGGAGCCAGAGCCCATCGGGGTCGTCTTGATCGTGCTGCCGGTCAAGGTGTAGTAATACCCATCGCCGGAGTCGTTGGCCCGCAGGAAGTCGTAGACATCAGGGGTGACGTAGCGCAACTCACGATCAGGTGAACCATCCCAATACACCGAGCGGGCAGAGACGAACCCCGTAGGGAGAGGGCCGGAGCCGTTGGTGATAGTGACCGTGGAAGCCGTCTCTGCCTCCATCAGCTTGCACTTGGTCTGCAAGGAGGATTCGCAGAGAGTCACCGCATCCACGATCTGGGATGTGAGGTCGGTACGGTTGATGAGGTCGGCAACCGCTGCCTTGAGTTCCGTATAGGTGGACAGGGCCATGGGTTACACCTTGCCGGGCCAGATGCGGAAGTCTTTGAGGTTCGGGTCGTTCAACATCGCCTTGATGTGGAACTCATTGCCCAACCACTCGTTGAAGGTGATTCCGTGCAGGTTGCAATACTTCTCGATCACAACCTTGGGAATCTTGGCGGCGTGCTTCATCTCGGAAGACCCGTGGCGTCCTTCGTTGTGAAGGGCTTTGGTCATGTCCGCAATCGGGGTGCAGTCCTGCACACGTTCAAAGATGGTGTTGCCATCCTCTTCGTGCATCAGGGTCTGGACTGGCCCGTTATTGAGCACTCGCATTGGTTCTCCAGCGCCGTCTCGGCGTTAGGGGAAAAGAAAAGGCCCCGAAGGGCCGTGAGTGGCTTAGTAGTCGCCCAGGAACGCGAACGTCAGGCGGATGGTGCCCGTCCACGTTTGCGTAGCGTCAGCGTCCACATCGGTCGTGGTCGCGTATGCGCTGTTGAGTCGCATCGCCTTGGCGGCGCTGGTGCCGTCGAACTGCGCCGCAGCGGCCAGGGCCGCCGAAACCGCCGTACCACCAACGTTGATCGTCGCAGACGAGGTGAACGCGGTGGACGGCAGCAGATCAACCATCGTGCCGGTGAGGGACACGTTGGAAGCCGCCACCGTACCCAGAGCAACAGCACCCGTAACGCTGGCGTTCAGGGTCGAAGCAATGGTGGAGGTCGTCTTCTGTTGCAGCGTGGCCGTGCAGCCCAAGACGTTGATCCGACCTTCGGGGAAGGTGTAGATCAGCGTGCTTTGGTACTCCGTGCCGTTGACGACCGCTTGCGGCACGTTGTCCAGCGTGAAGACCATTTGGTAGAAGGGGCCGAACTGCTCCACCTTCCAGCCAATAGAGCCCGTAGCGGGTTGAGTCACGGAACCAACACGGGTGGTGTCGTCCGTGATCTGCATCCCGTTCAGGGTGGGATTGATCGAATAAGCCATGTTTGTTCCTTGTAGGAACGAGGGGCCGAAGCCCCCCGCTCATGGTTAGGCGATGTCGTACACAGCGCCCAGGGCCTTCGGGTTCTTCACCTCCAGGGACCACTCACCGATCAGCATGGCCTTCTCGCTGTCGCCGGTCGCCGCGATTTCCTTCTTGAACAGCGGACGCAGCCAGGCCAGGGCCAGCTTGTCCGACTGCAGGACGAAAACGTCACGGGTGCGCTGGAACAGGTTCGGGACAGCCTTGAGCGTGCCGAAGTCGGACACGTACACATCGACGGCGGCGGTGACTTTCTTGTCCTCGCTGTTGTCGTTGCGGTTCGCGCCACCAGTGAAGCCGGAGAAGGCTTGTTTGGCAGCAGCGCCCATCGTGATCGTGTCCGGCTTGCCGCCAGCGATGAAGACCAGTTGCAGGACCGACTTCAACTGCGCTTCCGTGAAAGCGCGGGTCGTGCCGTCCGTGACACCCGTGTTGCCGGTGTAGGACGCCAGGGTCGTACCGGCATCCTTGGACACGTTGTCCACAGCCCAACCCAGCAGGCCGCGAGACTTGCGGGGCGAGGTGGCCAGGACATCGTTCTGGGTGATGCCAAACTCCATGTCGCGGCGGATTTCCAGACCCTTGAGCGCGGTCTGGTAGCCCATCTCCGACTTGCGGCCAGCGGAGTTCACGGCTTCTTGCGAGCCGGAAATCACGACAGCCTTGGTGGAGATTTGGCAACGGTTCGTCAGGCGAACAGTAGGCACAACCGCAGCGGCGGAGAAGTCGTCACCTTCAACCGCAGCGTTGGACGCAGCGGCGGCGAGGGCTTGGGTTTGCCACTCATGCAGGGTGGCGGTGGCCTTGGTCTTGGAGCACATCGAGTAGACCGGGGTGTCGGTCGGGTCGATGCGGTCGATGATGTCGGTCAGGTCTTCACGGTTGCCGATGGCGGCGGTCGTGAGGTAGGTATTGGTAGGGGCGGTCATGTTGACTCCGGCGTCTCTCGACGTTAGGGGTTACTTGAAAAAGCCTTCCAGAGCCTTGGCGGCATCCAGAACGCTTCCAGACTTGGCAAGTCGCTTCATCGCAACGCTGCGTCCGTCTGATGGGCTTGTCTCACCGCTACCGGGTCGCTCGACCTTCTGGGGAAGGTTCTGCACCTGTTTTGCAGCGGCTTTCGCTTTGGACATCATCTGGTCGTACAGCATCGCCTTTCGGCTGATGACGACAACGCGATGATCAGTGATGTTTCCGACTTGAGCGTCGTCCAGCCCTTGGGCTTTCAGATACTCCTTGATCGCGGCCTTGTCAGCGGTGGCCTTGGCTTCGTCCTTCCATTCAGGGAGCTTGGCAAGAAGTTCTTCCTGCTGCGTCTGAAGGTAGGTGTGCATCTGCACTGCCTGCTCCTGCTGATGCCTGGCGTACAACTGCTGCTGCGCCTGCGCGATTTTCTGAAGCTCGGCTTGTCTCGAATTGGCGAGGGCCTGCTGTTTCAGGTATTCGTGCGGGTCAGTCTCAAGCAGCGTCTTCCAGTCAATGCGCGACTGCTCTGAGAGTTGCGCCTGAAGGACGTTCTGGGCTTGTTGAAGGCCCTGCGCGTACCTCTGACGTTCCTCTAACGCTTGTTGGGTCGCAGCTTCCGCAGCTTTACGCTGCTCTGCGGCCTCCATCGTCTTTTTCGTGTAGTCAGCCTGCCTCAGCCCGTTCTTGTAGTGGTCTGCCAGTTCCGCCTTAGTCAGTTCGACCGTCTTGCCATCGACAACGATGGTGACTTTCTCTGGTTCGGCGTCGGTTTCTTCTACCGTCTCTGGTTCGGCGTCGGCTTGGGTGTCCTCGGGAAGCTCGGGGGCTTGTTCCGGGGATTCCGTTGCTTGCGCTTCGGGTTTCTTCTCGGGCTCGGGAGCCGCGAAAAGGTTTGCTGCCTCAAATACGCTGAGGCTTGCGTTGGATTCCGTTGCCGGAGTGTCCGTTGCCATTTAACTTCCTTCGGGGGCGCATCACTGCGATACCCTGCTCCGATTAAGCCCATATGGGCTTAGAGGCTGGGAGCTGTCAGCCGTCTAACCTTAGAGCGCGATCCTCTCGCCACTCTGCAAAACATAACCCGCAGGCCCTTGCTCCGTGCGGATGCCGCCGAACTTCGGGCTATCAACCACTCCATCGGCTTGAGGGTGGATGACACAGGCAATGCGGCGGTCCCAGCTATTCAGGGAGTGGACAATCGCCACTAGTTCATCCCAGCCCACGCCTTGACCTTCTCCGCCATCGACTTCTGGTGCTGAATCTCCGCCAGCGCCAGCTTGCCCGTCTCCATCGTGGTTGTGAGACTTGCCTTCACCTTGGACAGCATCGTCAGGGCCAGGAACAGCTTTTCGCGGCCTTCCGCGTCTCTTTGGGGCGAGTTCTTCCATGCTTGGGTCAATTCCTGTTCGATTAGGTCAAAGGCTCGGGAGAACTCCTCGTTCTCCAGAATCTCTTTGGCGCGGGAGCCTCTGTGAAGGCGTTCTTCGTCGGTCATAGGGCCATCAAAAGCATTTCAATGTCTTCCTCGTCGTCCCACTCAGGAACGGCCGCAGGGGCTTCTATCGCCGGTTGCTTGGCCTCTGGTGCCTTGCGTACCGTCGCCTTCTTGATTACCTGCGCGACAACCTCTTTGGGGTTCTCCGCTTCGATCGCTCTTTGTCTCGCCTGCTCCGAGTTGAAGAGGAACCGCATTCCGCCTATCTCGGCGTAGTAGCGTTTCTTCTTCGGCGGGCTGAAACCAACAGGAGCGGACTCGCCACCCTGCACCGCTTGCTCGATGGATACAACAACATCGTCCAGCAATACTGCAACTTCCTCGCCATGTTCGAGCGTCTGCGATACAGAACACCCGACTCCGTCCAACATAACGGAAAGGTCTTGGTCATACGTCGAGACTTTCGACTGTGTGACCGATACTTCTACTGCGTCCAGCGTGACCGCTAGAGTTTGTCCGTGCCCCGCTCCCTGCGAGGCTGCGAAAGTAATGCCCTCCAGAATTGCGCCCACCGTCTGAGGATGGGTCGCCGTCTGACTACTCGCTACCGTCACCCCATCCAGCACCGCCGAAACGGTCTGGCTGTAGGTCGAAACCTTGGACTGCGACACCGCCACAGTCACGCCGTCTAGCGTGGCCGAGATGGTTTGCGGGTGCGTTGCCGCCTGGGCTGCCGCTACCGCGATCCCATCCAATGTGGCGGTCAGGGATTGGCTGTAGCTACCTCCTGCTACGGCGTCCTGCGCTGCCACCAGCGTGATGTAGGACACTTACGCGCTCCAAATCTCGAAGCAGAACCCTCCAAATGCGTCGTTGGCCGTGGTGTTGTTCGGCCCACCGTACTTAAGCCCGGTAGCCGCCACGATGGTTTCCACTCCGTAAGCTGCGTCCCACGTAAGAGACGCGCTCGGCGTCAGCCCAGAAACAACCGCCACAGCCTCTGCACACATCAGCGTCGTTGCGGCCAGGTTCCCGCCTCCCAGCATCGGGGGGCGGCGCATTCTCACTGTGGAACCCTCCAACACTCCAAGCTGAATCTGCGGGAACGTGGTCGCTCCGTGCAATGTTCCCTGCAGCCTGACCAACACACGGCCAGAGGCCGGAACCGTGAACGCGATCCGCAGGTTCGTCGTATCCAGCGCCGTCATTGCCAGTAGCGCCGTGGTCGCCTTGTTTACGGCAACCGCAGGGTCGTACAAGCATGCGCCCAGCAGGGCCATTTACGCATTACCCTCTGTAATCGTCGCCGCCGAGGTCGTGATTACGTCATTGATCGCAATCGTCGCGTTGGTGATGACAATATTCGTGCCAGAGGTGCCAACCGTCAGTCCCTCAATCACCATCGTGGTGCCATCCGTCTTGAACAGGCGGGCAATCGCAGCCGTGCCCGCTCCAGTGGCCGTCGCACTGCCAACCGCGTTAAACGTCAAGACCCCACCGGAGACAGTCCCCAGCGTGGCCGCACAGGTGGCGGTGTAAAGAACGGCTCCATAAGCAGCGGTGTAGACCGTCAGCTTTGCCGTCGCTCCTGCCTCGGTGACGATGGCTGTAGACCTGGCGTTGCGCAGGGTCGTGTTAAGACTGATCGCCATTATTCAATCCCCGTCGCTTTCCCATCAGGGCCGCGAACAATGTTGCGGGGCCGATTCATCCCCTGCAAAGCCTGCTGGAAGCCCTGCAAAGTGGTTGCAAGGACCGTGTTGGAGTCGGGACCAGAGGCTACGGGTTTGTCGTCCTTCACCGCAGCGTCCGAGGCTTGCTCTTGCGCCGCGCTCAGTTGGGTTTGTGCCGTCAACTGCGCTTCATTGAGCTTGGCGTCTGCGTTGATGCGGGCAATCTCAATCTGCACTTGCGCCTGGAGCTGCGCCTTCTCGCGCTCCATCTCCATGCTCTGTTGGTGCTTGAACTGCTCAAGCTCCATTTCCATCTGCATCTTGACCTGTTGCTGCTGCGCCTCGACCTCTTGCCGATTCCGGTCCACTTCGGTCTGCATCTGCATCCGCTCACGCTCAAGCTGGTTGTCCGCTTGCTTGGCATGCATGTCGGCTTGAGTCTTGGCTTGGATAGCCTGCATGTCGGATTGAGCCTTCACCTGGACCTTCATCTGCTCAATCTTCATCTGCCCTTCCATCGGGTCGGGCATCTTGAAGTTGGGATCGGGCTCGCTGAAGAACTTGTCCGCGCTCTTGAAGCCCATCGCCTTGGCAAGCTCTACGCTGCTTGCGTACAGGTTCTGCGGCTTGGCAATGCCAATTTGCATCCCCTGCGCTTGGGCATTCTGCAGAGCCATCAGGTGCTGAATCTGCTGGTCCTTCGACCCAACACCCAAGCCAACGTTGATGGACACATCGAACTGGTTGCGCCACTCGCGCGGGTCCATGTCCACCCAGTTGCCAGACAGCCGGATCGAGGCTTTCTTGTCCTGGTACTGGCAGACCAGCTTGAGCATCATCTTGAAGAGGTCAACAAACCCCTCCGCGAAGTTGCGGGCGATCAGGTCAACCCGCATATCCGCCTTGTTTGTGACGATGTTCGCCTTGGTCGCAGTCTCCGGCTTGTTCAGTGCAGAGGGGTCGTTGCCCTGGGACTGACGGGACCAGCCCGTAGAGTCCTCGTTGTAACCCTTCATGTACTCCAGCATGCCCATCGTCTCGCCGATGTTGCCCTTGCCCTGGTCCAGACGGCCAGCCATGCCGGGCGACTTCATGCGAACCACGCCGCTGGGGCGCGAGTTCAACAGGTCGTCCAGATTGACCTGGCCCTCCACCGCGAAGTAGCGCCCGTTCACCTCCAGATAGGTGTTGTCCAGCACAGCCCGCAGAAGGGCAGTTTCCGTCAGCTGCCCGGTCATCGCCAGGTCGGCAATCGATAGGCCGAAGAACTTGTGCGGCTCGGGAATCGGACAGATCGAGACGAAGGGGACCTCGTCCACAATCTCGTTGGACAGAATCCGCCCACCGGCCCGGCAAATCTTCCTCAGCTCCGCAATGCCGTCGCCGTCATAGTCCACCCGCATGTAGCACTCAGTCAGCCACACCCGACGCTGAGACTCATCACCGGAGTTGTCGTCCTCCATGATGTATTCGTCATCAAAGGCCATGCGCTCGGCAAATTCAGCATTGGCCCACTCCCCGCCATCGTTTCCAAGTTCCTCCACGTTTGAGTAGCCCATGGAGCGAAGCTCGGAATAGGTCCGACGAACCCTGTGTCCCACAAAGGGCGAGTCCTGAATGTTCTTGGCCTTGCGCGAGATAAGGAACTCTTCCGGGGGGACGTTCTCGATGGACAGCTTCCCGCCCGTCTTGGTCCGCTTGCAAGCAATGTCGTACAGCATCGCCGGAGGCTGGCTCTGTACCTGCTGCATCTGCATCTGAAGCTGTTGAACGGCTTGAGCGGCTTGCGGGTCTTGCTGCGCGGCTTGCATGGCCTGGTCCATCTGGGCCTGCATCTGCTCCAGCGTTTGTTGACGCTGTTTCGCGTCTTCCTCGTCGGGATAGGTCTTCTGCTCGATGACCTCCACTTCCTTGTCATCCATGATCTGAGCCAACTCAACTTCCGTGAGGGCTCGATACTCTTCCCGCTTTTCCTCGTCCCGCGTGTCCCACCAGACCTTGACAATCCCTCGCTTCAACTTGAGGGCGTCTTTGAACCAGTTGTAGACAACCGAGTGGCCGCTGTTCTTCTTGAAGAACAGGTAGTTCAAGTAATCAGTAGCGTTCTTGGCCTTCGGCTCGTCTTCCGGCTGGGTGGGCTCAAACTCAACGACCGTATCCCCACCCGTGAACTTCACCATGAGCTGAGGAAGCATTGCCTCGATGGTGTTGCGCACGACAGGGACGACCACAGACGAACGGCCCATGACCTCGGGGGGAGACAGGTCGCCGGTAGCCTCAGCGTAGAAATACGCCTCTGCCTTCCTGCGCTGCTCCGCGAGCTTTCCGCCGTAGTAGCCCACGGCTTGGCGCATCTCTGCGTCAGTCAGGGCTAGCAGGTCGTCGTTGGTGAGCTTTGCCATGTATCGGGTCGCTTCTCAGCGATGCCTTTCGTGTTCTATGCCGTTGTCAGCTTGGGGTAGTTCAAGGAGCCGCCCCATGTCTCGTTGGTCAGTTGATCGGCCACCAGCGCCAGGTAGCGGAAGCCGTCCGCGCCGTTGCTGTGAACGTCATGCAACGGACCCTCTGCCGTCTGCGTCGTCTGGTTCACCCTGCGCCGATAGCGCTTCAAGCACTCCACTAGCCCCGGCAGTTCCGGGTCGCTCGACGCACATCCAACTTTGTCGATGTAGACCCGAGGGAACAGAAGCCGCGCTTGCCTGATGCCCTGCTCTACATCCATGTTCGGCGTCGGTTGCACTGAACAGCCAAGCCCGACCAGCACATCTGCATCCGACTTGCCGGTCTGCCGGTGATTGGCAAACCCGTCATGCGGTAGCCAGTCATCGCCCCAGTTCCAGCCCTTAAACCGTTCTTCGCGCCTGAACTCAGCGACGTAGTCGGCCGTGGTCCGGTGCGTCCCGGTCACATACCCCACGCAGGTAATCGCTGATCCAAGCCTTTGAGCCAGGATGACGGCCATTGCGTCGTTCCAGCCCAAGTCCCAGATGCGATGCACCTTAAGAATCGGGTCCATCGGGAAACGGCCAATCCGCCCACTCGACTCCGCCAGGGATATCTCGTTGAAGTAGATCGCTCCCTGCACCGCTGGCAGGCACTTGCCGCGCCAGATGTGGTTGTATTCCTCGGGCGGAAGGCGCTTCTCGTCCTTGGCCCGCTCCTTCTCCAATTCCTCCGGGAACCACGGGTTGTCCTCGTAGTTCACCTCCACACTGATCGAGTCGTCATCGTCCAGCATGGCCCGGCGATGCGTCTCGTCGGTGTCTAGCTGCGGGTTGTACGTAACCCAAATCTCAGACCCATCCTCACGAATCGTCGGAACCAGAATCTTCCATGACCGCGCGGTGATCGTCTGACCCTCTTCCAGCCAAACCCGCGTGCATCCTTCAAACGACTTGATCGAATCGACCGTCAGGTCCGACAAGCCAGCGAAGTAGAAAGCCGTCCCGTTCTTACCCCTGATTTCATGCTCTAGGACTTGGTAGAAATCTCCCAAACCCAACGCTGAAATCTGGTCCTTCAAGAGCTGGTGGACAGACTGCTTGATTGACTTCTGAATCTCTCGGGTGCACAAAACCCGGTGCGGCTTCTCTACTCCTTGTAGCAGGAGAGCCCTTGCCACACTCCATGACTTGCTAGACCCTCGCCCCCCGCGTAGGAACTTGTACCGCTTGGGCGTGAACAGGCATTTCAGCTTGTCCGGGAACTTGACGGTCACGGCCGGACAAACTCAATCTTGATCGAGTGCCGAAGCGGGTTGTCCTCGTCTCCAGCAATTTGGACCGGTATGAGCTTGGGATAGATGCTGGCCCAGAACGCGCGTTCGTTCGCCGGGTCTTCCTGCGCCCAAGTGATTAGGCGGTCTACCCCACCCAACCCCTCGGCTGCGAGCGCAATCGCCTCCTTGGCCGTTTTGGTGGTCTTGCTGAGGGCTCCTTTCGGCTTGCCTGGGTTACCAGGTCCGAAACGTCCCGAATTTTTCGGTTTGTCCATAGGTGCGGGTGCTTTCGCGTGTCCGCCTTGGTTAGTGGCTACTTAGTGAGACTGAGCGCCGCTCACACTGGCGTTGGTTCCGCTGATGGCGGTTACGTTCATGCGGATGGCGTCGTAGCTGTCTTGGCTGGTAAAGCCATCCTCAGTCACGGTCGTGGAAAGGGTCAGGGTGATCGTGCCAATAGTCACCCATGCAAGCTCACCGCTGTTGGAACCTTGAATCACGATGGTGGCCGCGCCTGCGCCTGCTGTGGTCGAACCCCATGCGGAATAGGTCTTGTTTCCAGACCGTCCGCTTACTGCGGCTTGAGCACCGGTCGCAATGATTGCGGAGCCAAGGCTTTCTTTGAGTACGTTGACGTTTGACATTTCTTACGCTCCTGCCGCTACGGTCGTTGCATCGACCAAAAGCCATTGGTTTGACATAGTTGTCTCCGAATCTCGTTAGGTGGTGCTGTCAACAATCAGGCCGAGCGTGGCGAGCTTGCTGAGAAGACTGGTGAGGGCTGCGTTGCCGCCCTTTGAGCCGGTCACGGTTTGTTGGGTGGCTGGAGATGCTCCGTAGAACCCTACTGGGTCAGCTGCCTCCAGCCCGATCTGCGCCCGTTCCGTGGTCAGGTCGTTTGTCCGCAGCTTCGTGAACGACGGGACTTCGCTGTTGTCTTTGCAGTAGTAGAGAAAGCCTTGCCCGTAGAAACTGGCCGTAGTGATCTGCTCCGCTCCCGAACTCGGCGTCTCGTCGTTCAGGATGTTGGTGTAGCTGACGATCTGCCCGGTGCCCAAGACGACTGAGGGGCGCGAAATCCCGGTAATCCTCACCAACCCAGCATCGAATGTTCCAAAGCCGTCTGCGCGGTAGCCGTGAATTTCGACGTGAGCCCTGCCCCCGCCAATCCCTGAGCCGGAAATCTCAACAAGACAGTTGTTGCTCTCGGACTTTGGCGAGACGATGGATAGAGCCTGCGCCCCGTCCAGAGAAATCAGAGATTGGTTACTGTCGCCAGAGAACCCAAAGATACGAGCCGATCCGCTATTCCCGCGCCCACCAAGCGCCGCCGACACTCCCGACGCAAAGGTAAGGTTCGGGTGGTTCCTGAACGCAATGCCCGCGTGGTGAATCCGCCCATTGGCCGTCAGACTCGCTGTGAGAACGACGAGGCGACGATACCTGGTGGTTGTCACCACTCCACCAATCACAGTCCTGTCCGAAATCGTCGCAGTAGCCGGGGGCGCTCCGGTTACTGTGTAATTGGAGCCATTGATTCTCAGAACGTCACCGCTTGCCAGCGTGTCTAGATCAGTGGAAGCCGCCGCCTCAAGGTGCAAAGACGTAGATGCGTTGACGTTCCAGTAGACGTAGACCGAAGCACCAAACGCGCTTGCCGGTCGGGTGACTGCATCACCAAGAATCGTGTTTTGGCTTTGCCCTGCGTGCGATCCGTTACAGTGGACAAAGGTGGGGACTGCTGAAACCCCACCGCACAACCAGTTGTGCTTTCTGAACCTCAGAACCTGCACATGCTCGAACAGGCAGGACTCATTGGGCGACCAAAGAACAATCCCGTAATCCGGCACTCGCTCAGGGTTTGATGCGAATAGGGCCGAATCCATGTTGGCTCGAACTTGGAAGTTCTTTCCAATCCCGGTCCAGAACCCCGCCGTGATACTTGCGTGCCCCGAATACCCATAAAGGTACTTGTCAGCCGTCAATACGCCCTGATCCGGGTACAGAGTCGGCCAGTCAACCGACAAGTCAGGGTAGAAGATCACTCCCAGACTTGAGTGCGGAGTCCCCATCCCCCGAATGGTGGTGATTTCCGTCCACACCAAAGGACGATTGACCTTGATGAAGGCGGGAGTGGGAACGACCAACTCTCGTCCCTGCGCGTCGTCTATCGCCTCCTGGACTGCCGCAGTAAAAGCAGTGATGTCTACCCCGGTCCATACGTTCGTTCGCATGGCCCTTGCTTGGGCGTCGGTCAGGCAGTCGTTTAGCCTGAGCGTTCCTCCGGGGTAGCTTCTGGCCGCCATTACGGAACCAGCCAGACCTCGTAACTCTCCAGGGTGATCGTCTCACCGGTGTTTGCGAGGGTTCCACTCAGGGTGAAGTTTTGGGTCGCGGTGGTGTCAATCGCCAACGGCGTGGGAGCAACAGTGGTCGAACCGATAGGAGAGCCCGCAGTAGTGCCCTGGCTGACGGTCTGGACGTTTGTTACCCCACGGTTGCGCACTCGGCGAATATCCGAAAAGGTTGCCGTGGTGGTCAGGGAAACACCGGCCACCGTGGAACCCCCGAACTTTTGGGTCAGCGTCTTGGAGTTGGCGCTGTTGGTGTAGGTCCAGGTCGAATAGATCAACAGGCCACCATTCAAGCCCATCGCACCACCGGGGACAGCAATGGTCGCAAGCACGGTTTCCGACAATGTGCCCGTAACACTCGCGGCCACACCTGACGCAGCCAGGAGCGTCATCCCTCCGGTAATGCCGGTCTTTCGCGGATCGGTTGCTACCGTCATTGAGGCTCCAGAATGAGAAAAGCCACCCGTAGGTGGCTGTGAAGTTCCGATAGTGGAACGGCAATATGCCGGGGAAGCTCTGTGACGAGGGCGGCATCAGACTTACGCCCTCTAACCGGGCGGCTGATTCCAATATGGTGTCTAACGAGCTTCCCCCGTGCTGGGGTGGCGGGTGCCAGAATGAAGAAGGCCCGCTATCCATGAGGATGCGAGCCCTTTGTGTTTGGACGGTGTATTACAGCCCCAGACCGTCAGGCCATAGTTGGGTTTGCCCGCTGTCCCTGCGATGGTTCCACCTATCCCAAAGGAAGCTGCATGGGCCTCTTATCGGTGGTCGCCTGATACAGACAGAGCAAAAGGGTAGCGTCTAGACGTAGGCTTCACTTCGGACTTTCATCCCCCGGCTTCGTTTCCGCACACTTAATGGGCGTTGCGCTCAGGTCTAGCTAGGCCGCTACTCTTTTGCACTTTCCGAAGGCACCTATCCAACGAAAGAGGCGCCCTTATTATTAACGGAGGATGCCCCTCCACTTTGCAGGTGCGCCATCCTGCCAGAACTTAAAACGTATGTCTTTACCGTTCGTCGGACAAATTAAACCTCGGAGCCAGCATCGCCATAGCCGCACTACCTGCCGCAGCCTGTGCCCGGTCTATCTCTTGTGACAACCAACGGGCCAGGTCGCGCGTTTCATGGGGAAATTGACGGTCGAAGTTGAGTTTCCCCGTCGCTAGGCAGTGGGAGCACTCATCCCCTTGGATCGGGGTGTCCTTGATGACCGTGTAGCCCGTCCCTCCGCAGGGCAGGCAGATGCCGTGCCGGTAATATGCCAAAACAGCCTTAGAGAGGTCTTCAGCCTCCACGCGGGAGAACTTCAGGCGAAGGGTGCGGGACCGCTTGAATGCCATCTCCGTCAGCTCCATGACCACCGGGCCGGGCTTGCCATCGGCAAACAGGCGGGTCAGGGCGATTCCGAGGGCGTGCCCGTTCTTTGCTGCCAGCCCTGAGGCTCCGAGAACGTCCGTGTCGGAGAAGGTGGTTCGCTCGTCCACCGTGAGGTTGTCCGAGTTGACCGCTTGGGCGTAACGTTCCGTGATTCTCATTCCTCTGCCCCTCTCTTGTAGTTGTCAGGCCATCAACCCAGCAAAGGGGTTGAACTGCTCTTTCCATGCCCGGTAAGTCCGAACCTTGGACACCAGGTCGCGGCTGACTCCAAGCTCTTGAGCAAGGTCAATTCCTCGCTTGTCGCTCCCCCTGATGTACCGGGCCTTTTCCATCGACAACTTGCCGAACTTGGCTTGGTTGGTGCGGGAGGAAGAAGCCGACTTCTTTGCCTTCACGGAAGGCCGCGCGTTGGATATACGAGCCACTTCGCTTTTGTTCGTCAGTTTCATGTGGGCGACGTTCAGGCACATCGATTGACCACAAGTCACCGTCAGGAGCTGGCTCTTAGTCAACGGCCCCTTCTCAGCCTCCCAAACAACCCTCCTTGCGCTGCGCTGCCTGTACTTTGGGTGTCCCTTGGCGTTGGTTGCGCCTTGCCACAACTGGCAGTCTCCGCACTCCAGGCAGCGAAGCCGGATCAGTTCCATATTCACGCCAGCCTCCAAATCCGCCAGCCCTGCCGGTCAACCTTGCGAATGGCGAACTTCTTTTCAGGTCTGCGCACCTTGAACTGCTGGGCGGCTTTGAAGTCCTTCATCTCAGGCGTCATGGTGGATTGACCGGGCTGGAGCTTGTCCAGGGTCTTTGTCCACTCCGTCTGAGGGTTGCGGGCCACTCCGCCTTTGCCCTTGCTGTCGATGTCGGGAACGGGGATTCCTTCTTCGATGGTGTAAGTTGTCATTCCTGCTCAATCCTCTTTTCCATGCGTCTTAGGCGCTTGCCCATGACTGCCTTAAACCGCTTGTAGTAGTCGATAGGCGGCTTGAACGTCTGGTTCTGCGCCATCAGCCAATCAACCTTGTCTTGCCCGATCTTTGCGA